TTCAGACAGGATAGTGGATATTAATAATACATTTGAAGCTACGGCTTTACATAATATTGCCACAAGAAGTCATATACTATCTCCTGAGGTAGGCCATGAAATGGGAATTGGTACTAATTTATATGATGTTACCTTGAAAAGCACCAGCCTTCATAATGATTTTGATATAGGTTATGATTTATGGTTCTTACAAGGTAGATGGACTAATCTTATTCGTAGTTATTTGGATCCCGAGATAACAAGTAGGTTCATTAAGGCATCCAGAGAGATATATAATGAGGTTGGTAATAAAGGAATTGTAACTGAAATGCAATTCCGAAGTAATAAAAGGTCGGCTAAGAAACACAAATGGGGTAACTGTCTGTTATCAGCCACCTTTCGGGGTCAGTTGGATTCACACATTAAACCTACCCTAGTGTTTCATAGCCGCGTTACTTATATGGGTTATATCTCTGGTTTAGATATAGGTCTAGCCAGTGTTTTAGCTAGTTATATAGGTGATCCTAAAGAGATAAGTTTTCAGTGGAAAATAGATGTATCACAGGTACATGCTTTTAAAACTTTACCTTATCTCTATGCTAATCCACAAATGTTTGAACAGGTTTTAGAATTAAATACGCCTACAGCTAGGAGAATACAGAAGTGGCATGACACAGTTTTACGATACGAGAGAGAAGGTAAAACTATAGAGGAAGAAATCTATGGGCCTTTTCGTAGAGTAAGAACAATGTGGGATTTATCACAGAAGGGTGAGCAAAAGCCTAGCCTTCAAGTGAATAATCTAACATTAGATAAATTAGAAGGATTGGATGTATGATTTGTGATAGGTGTTTCAATTATTGGGATCCTAAATGGGAATTCTGCAAACATTGTTTCTATGAGATTAAGGAGGAAGATGAGATACCTTCATGAATGGTTAGATGAGATAGACAAGATTGATGATGAGGAAAAACTAATCGACATCCAAGTCTATGTAGAAGCCAGATTAATTAAATTAAAATCGAAGGAGGAAAGATGAGATATTTTATATCTATCGACCAAGCTCAGAACGAGATAACTAGAGACCTAAAAGAATTGGCTTTAATTTATCAATCCAAATCTGTACAAGATATGGATGTGAGCAAAGACAAAGGTTATATGACCCACGAGTTATTAAACTACCAGTATAGCATTAGCCATAAAAATATGGGTAGTGATATATGGAAGTTTGGTTTAGATAACTTAGATGGTGATTATCTAAAAGAGGAATTGTTTGAGAGATTAAATACAGGTGGTAATCCTGGTAATGCTTATAAACATGATGAGGAATACTGGTCACAGTTTATTCATGGTGGTAAGTTCTCTTATTCATATCCTGAAAGATTAGAGTATAACATGGATAGAATAGTTGCGGCGGCTACTAAGAATAGAGATAGCCGACAACTATACATACCAATTTGGTGGCCACAAGATACAGACAGTAGAAAAGATGGTAAAAGAGTGCCTTGTTCTATTGGTTATCACATGGCTATTAGATATGACAAATTATATATGAATTATATAATGAGGTCTTGTGATTTTTATAAACACTGGGCCAAAGATGTTGTATTGGCAGTAGCTTATGGAAGTAAGTTTATGTTGGAATACAACAAACAAAATAAAGATAATATAAAATGGGGATCTTTTACCCATACCATATTTTCTTTACATGGTTTTGCTAAAGATATGGAAGGAGTATTTTAATGCCAAAACGACAAATGATGTTAACCAAAAAGATATTAAAAGATACACCTGAATTAGGTTATGGTGATAACTTATCAATGGAAGAACAGACTGTTACAGCCAAGTTCTTTGATCCAACAGGTAGCTTCACTTGGTATCTTATGGAGTTAGATAAAGATGAGGATAGAGCTTATGGCTTTGTTACTTCTCACATGGTACCAGATGGTGAGTTCGGTCCATTTAGCATAAATGAGCTAAGAGATTTAGACTTACCTTTTGGTCTATATATTGAGAGGGATAAGTTCTTTAAGCCTATGAATTTGAAAGTCCTGTATGACAAAGTACAGAAAGGAATACATGTCTAATACCATAATTATAGATAGTATGACCGCAGTTCATAAAGCCCAAGAGGCATTTAAAAAGACTGCGGCTTTAGATGTAGAAACCACAACTGATAATAAGAAAAGACTAGGTGATTACTTTAGTCCTTCTTTTAACATTGTGACCATACAATTTAGTTTTGATGGTGAAACTGCATTTGTGTTACCTTTATATCACCAAGATTATAAGTACCAAATGCAACATAGTTACTGGGAAATGATATATCCTATTTTAGATAAAGTAGAATATTGGATTATGCAGAACGGTAAGTTTGATTATAAAGCCATCAAAGCTAAGTATGGTAGAGAATACTTTCCTAGTTTTGATACGATGGGTGCTGAATATGTCCTTGATGAAAATGTCAAGAAAGATTTAGAAACCTTGGCTATTAAATACTTAGGTGCAGAGCCATGGAAACACTTGATGAAATCAAAAGATCCTTATGAAATGAGTAAGGAAGAACTATTTGAGTATGGTGCTTATGATGTGCTATACACTTACCAAATATGGTTAGCACAAAGAAATCTTATAGGTAGTGAATCCAATAAAGGTAATCATCATATATCTAATCCATTATATTTTAATATATTAATGCCAGCTTATAGAAATTTGGCTGATATGGAAATTAATGGTATGCCAGTAGATAGGACCAAGTTTCACAATAGGCAAGATGAAACTTTAGAACAAGTGGAAATAGTTAAGACTGACCTAATGAATATCATAGGTTATGAAGTTAACCCTCGTAGTCCTAAACAATTAGGTAATCTATTGTATAAAGAGTTAGGTTTACCTATGTTAGAGAGTACAAAATCTGGTACACCTTCTACTGCTGAATCCGTATTGTTAAGACTATTGGATATGGATCAATCAGGTGTAGTTGATAAGGTGTTAGAGTTTAGACATTGGGCTGGCTATAAATCAAGATACTTTGATAATTGGTCAGAAAGAATGGATAGTAATTATCGTTTACATACCAATTTTAAACCATTTCATACTGTAACTGGGCGACTATCTAGTTCGGATCCTAACTTACAACAAGTACCTAGAGATGAATTTATCCGTGGTCTTATTGGTGGGGTCAAAGATTATAAGGTTGTTGAAGTTGATTATTCACAAGTAGAACTGCGTTTAGTGGCGCATTACAGCAACGATAAGGCACTTTTAAGCGCCTTTCATAGCAATAGCGACATACATACGATAACTGCACAAGCCATGACTGGTAAAGAATTCCCAGAAAAAGAGGAAAGAAAGAAAGCTAAAGCGGTTAACTTTGGTTTTGTTTATGGTATGGGTGCTGAGAAGTTTAAGGTATATGCAAGAGATAATTTTGGTCTAAGTATATCGTTGGAAGAAGCAAAAGAAACCAGAACTAAATTCTTTAACACTTATCCAGCTTTACTTGAATGGCACCAAAGGCAGAGAGATACAGTCAAACGCAGAGGTTATGTAATGAATCCATTAGGTAGATTGAGAGTATTAAATGACATCCATTCTTCCAATGAATATTATAGAGCCCAAGCTGAGAGGCAGGCTATCAACTCACCAGTTCAATCGTTGGCGAGTGACCTAATGTTAATGACCTTAAATGAATTAAGAGATGATTTCCTAGATAATTTGATAGGGACAGTCCATGATTCCTTACTACTTCTAATACATGAATCCAAAGTTAATGAATCCATACAGAAAATAGTAAGAATTATGGAAAACCCTATCATAGAACCTTATGACTTTGAACTCAGAGTACCTATTGTGGCTGATGTTCAAGTAGGTGACTATTGGTCAGAAGGTGCAGAAACTTTACAAATAGTCCGAACATAGTATAATAGATTTAGAGGAGGTAGTGATGAATATATCACAATCTAAATTAAAAACCTTTAGGCGCTGTCCTAAACAATATGAATATAAATATATTGAGGGATTAGAGCCGGTTAGAAAATCAGTACCATTAGCTTTAGGTAATTGGATCCACTCTATGTTGGAAGCACATTACAAAGATGAGGATTGGTTAGAAACTTATGGTGAATTAACACACAAGTTTAATGGTTTTCTAACTGAGGAAAAAGAACACTATGGTGATTTACCTGGTATCTCTGCTAGATTAATGAATGGTTATATGGACTTCTGGGAAAAGGAAGACAAGAACCTAGAAATTATATCAGTAGAGGAAGATTTTGAAGTAACCATTACTGGTGGTTTAAACTTTAAATTCAAACCAGATATGATTGTAAGAGATAAGAGAGATGGTACAGTTAGTTGCTGGGACCATAAATCTAATAAAACTTTACCAGATACTGAGTGGCGAAATACAGATATACAATCCACATTATATTTGTGGGCGTTAAATGAATTGGATATAAAAGTAGACCAATTTATATTTAATTATATCCGTACTAAACCACCTACAGTACCTCGTATGACTAAGTCTGGTCGTATGTCTAAGGTAAAGATAGAAACAGATTATCCTACTCTTAAAAATTTTATAGAGGAAAATGATTTGGAGATGACAGATGAGTTAACCGCATGGTTAGAAAGTCTTAAATCCAGTTCTAACTTTTATAAGAGGATAACTATAGCTAAGCCAAAGTTAGTTACTGATACCATGATAAGTGAATTATATAGCACGGCTACAATGATTAACTTTATGGATAGTAAAGATGACTTGGCTTATTTTAGAGTTCTTTCCAAAGCTTGTGATTGGGATTGCTCATTTCAGGATTTATGTAATGCTGATTTGATGGGATCACCACAAGCAGGTCAGATAAGAAAACAAAGATATAACACCAAGGAGGTGAAAGATGGACGAAGCTAGATTAGCCGAAATACAAGGACAAGTATCTACAGTAGATAAAGTTGGCCAATCATTACACATGTGTGTATATGGTCAACAGAAAACTGGTAAGACTAGATTTGCTTGTTCTGGTCCAAAACCAATTCTGTTTATGGCTGAACCAGGTATGATGACGGTAAGAGATATACCAGATTTACAACTGTTTCCCGTAGATAAGAAAGGTAAACCTCAGAAAGTTACATGGGCAAATGCCTATGACTTTTTGTATTACCTAAAGTATGGTGACCACGATAGAAAGACAGTGGTTATTGATACAGTAACAGCATTGGCCCGTACTTGTATGAGATACATCCTTAAAGATGAGGAAAGTAGAGATACAGAACGCATGCCAAACAATCCAACTATGCAAAGTTGGGGTAGATTAGGTCAATCCATGAACGAGTTTATGGAAGAACTATCTGCAACTTGTAGGACAAAAGGTATGAACTTAATATATGTAGCACAAGAAAGGTACTTGAAGGAAGATAAAGACTTCACAGGTCCTGACATTGTGCCAGATGTGTCGCCCTCAATTAGGTCAACACTCTGCGAAATGCCAGATATTATAGCCAGAACTTTTGTTGAAGAAGGTGATATACCAGCAGGCGCACCAATAGATGCAGTACCAGATGTAATGTATGGTATGGAATTTAGAAGTGCAAGAGCCTTAGTAGGTGAAAGACTTACAACTGGTGATGATCCTGTATTGCCTAACCAGGCATACAATGTAACAGTTCCAAAGATACTTAACAAATTAGGAGGTAAGTAAATGGGAGAAGTAAATATTCAAAGCGAGAAAAAACTATCCGTAGATTTTACTGGCGTTGAAGGAAAAAAGAAAGTCGTAATACCTGAAGGTAATTACCCTGCCAAAGTAGTAGAGGCTAAAGCTGAAACTTCTAAAGCTGGTAACCCAATGGTAGTATGGGTATTTCAAATAGACGGAGGCGAATTTAATGGACAGAAGTTCTTTTATAATACCGTCTTATTACCACAATCATTGTGGAATTTTAGAAATACTTTAGAAGCATGTGGTGTACCTATTAACGGCGAAGGTGCAATGGATATACCATTAGATAAATTAAATGGTAGAACATGTGCTTTATCTATAGTTGATGGTGAATGGGATAATCAAAAAAGGTCCGAAGTTAATGATGTATTTAGCAGGGATTTATTATCTGAAACACCAGTTGACAATAGTCCAAGTATAGAGTTATAATTATATTGCTACCTCCTCTCTCGTAGCAATATTAGAGTGGGTTACATGCGCCAAGTAACCCACTCTTTTCAAGGAGAGATTTCATGAACATTTTTTACCTAGATAAAGATCCTGTTAAAGCGGCGATGTACCATTGTGATAAGCATGTGGTTAAGATGATTTTAGAATACGCCCAGCTAATGAGTACCGCCCACAGAATTTTAGATGATATAGCACCTTATGAAAATGATATATTATATAAGGCATGTTATATTAACCACCCTTGTAGTAAGTGGGTAAGACAAGGAAGTGGTAATTATCAATATACCTACAGATTATGGACTACTCTATGTTCGGAATATACATTTAGATATGGTAAGAAACATTTAACCGAAAAGAAATTGAGAGACCATTTATATAAACTACCAAAGAATATCCAAATAAAAGATTTAACTAAACCTGTATTAGCTATGCCTGATGATGTGAAAAACAATAGAAGTCCAGTTAAATCTTATAGAGAATATTATTTGGTTCATAAGAAAGACTTATTAAAATATACGAAAAGGGAGGTGCCTAAATGGGTGCAAGAGAAAGTGTAATCCATAGAGCTATACTATCCACACTTAGAGATTATGGTGGTACATGGATTAAAATACATGGTAATGCTACACAAGGTGGAGGTATATCTGATATAATAGGATGTATCTCTGGGAGATTTGTGGCTTTTGAAGTTAAAAGACATGATGGTACTCATGGTCTTAGTCCTAAACAAGAATTATTTTTAGATAGGATTACTTCTGACGGCGGGATTTCTGCTGTAATTACATCACCGGAAGAGGCGATTGTAACTTTGGCTAAACATGGCTTATGATATAATACTTTTGTGAAAGTATGGATTGACCAAGATTTATGTACAGGTGATGGACTATGTGAGGAAATAGCACCTGATGTTTTTGTGGGTTTAGATGATGGTCTTTACTATGTTAAAGATGGTGACCACATATATTCTGCAATAAAAGGTAATACAGAAGGAGCTAATGGTTTAGCTGTTGTTCCTAAAGGTCAAGAGGAAGCTGTAATTGAATCCGCTGAGGAATGTCCCGGCGAGTGTATAATGATTGAACCTTAGAAAAGCCCCATTTCAGGGGCCTTTCTTAATATCTTTTTTTCTTTTTCTTTTTCTTTTTTGGCATTAGGAAATCTTTGCTTTGGCAAATTCCTTAACGACAACAAGTGCCGCACCTGCTCCAGATATAGCAGCCAATTGTATTGTTTCAGCTTCTACACCTACGAGAGGAGCAACGACTAAAGCACCAATGAACGCTTCCACGAAGGTCCATAGTGTTTTTTCTAACATGTCTTTATATTCAACCATTATTTCACCCCCTTAAATAACTTCAATTTTACTAACCTTATTTTTGGTAACTAAGAAAGTCAATGTTCCGGGATCCGAAACTAAGGCATGAGTATTCTCAGCCCATCTACTACCACCATCCATAGACGGTGCTTGTAGAAATAAGGTATTATATTCTTGTACTACAGACAAATGGTGAAAGTGACCTGATAAGATTACATCACAACCATCTGAAGGTAGTTTGGCTAATGACTGTAAAGCCAACCACTTCTTTTGTTTATCAAAACTATTTGTACCACCAGCTCTAAACTGATGACCATGTGCAAATACAAATTTGTTTCCTCGTATCTTTGTTACCATAACTAATTCATCGTTAGGTATTTCAAACTTAACATGACCATAAGCTTTTTTGTTCTGGGATAATACAGCCTCTAGTATTTCAAATACATGGACATCCCAGTTATCACCGAAAGTAGTAAAGGCTTTTCCGTTCCTTCTTACTTCCCCATGATTTCCTGGTACACATGATACCCTTATATCATTTACTAAAGGTGACCATGCCTCTAAGCATTTGATAAGTAGTTGCCAAGCTAATCTAACTTGGCTTCTCATATCTAGGTCAACTGAGAAAGTCTGCATATCATAATGACCTTCGCAACCTTCTACTATATCCCCTAATCCTACAATATATAACTCATCAATCTTTTCGCCAGAGTTTCTGAGTTCCTCTATTTGTTTAGTTACACCATCTATCATGGCTAGTATTCTTTTGGTAATCATCTTTGTACCTTTACCATCAGATTTACCTAATTGCCAATCAGATAAGGCAACCACAAATGTGGAATCACCTTTAGCAACTTTCTTTGTAGGCTTATGGGTTTTTACTTGTTTGATTAAATCATCATAGTAATCCTTTTTCTCTGGGATTTTTCTGATTAATTTAAGTTTGTAATAATGTAGGCGTTCTACACTATCACCCATATTTGTATCCCAGCTTCTTACTTCAACTGGGTCTAAAATATGGTAGTCTTTTGGATCCAGACCTAGACTTTTTATATGTTCATCTATGTCTGGACTTGTACTCTGTGGAGTACTTAGGATTCTTCCTTCATCACCACTAATGCTATACCTCCTGGTCCTTCATATCCGCTCGGTGGCGCCCACGATTTGAATTGTAAATCCTCAATTCTCACCGTCACCGATGGTGTGCCGTTAGGTAAATGACTTCCGGGATCTTGGAATTGTATTCTTTTACCATTCCTATAGATATTCGTAAGTTCATTTAACTTCTCTTGGCTATAGCCAGCATAACCAAATGCTTGGCCATTGTTCCCTATCATTGTATCATATAACATTATAGGAACAAAGTACCTATACCTTCCCTGTACTTTAGGTTCACCTCTTGAACGCCACTCTAATAACTTAGGTGTGGCAGTAGAAACTAAAGTTTTTAGGGTTAGCTTTAATTCAAACCTTGATATATCATCATCTAAATTTTGTTCAATAATACCGTAAACTCGGTCGGTTACTTCTATGTCAGCTTCCCAGTTAGATACAATATTAGTATAAGATCCAGTTATGTCTGCTTTTAAATCCACATCTAATAGACCATTACCTTTTAACATGGCGTCAAAATATCTTAGGGTCTTAACTTCAAATGTACCATATCTGATTTCGCCTGTTTCTAATTCACCAGTACCTACATAGTTAGTGGCATGTTCTTTAATAACTCTACTGTGGCCACTACTTGGTACATTATTTACAGAGAATAATAACCTTCCACCAAACTGAGCTATGCTGGTTACATCACCTTGAATAGCATACATTAAATGGCTAGAGAAAGCCGTAGTAGATAAATCAATTTTACCTATACCAGAATAAGTGCTATCATATTTAGTCCATCCAAAGTAAGCATAGTCACCATCTAATTCTATAGATTTAACTGGGTTAGATAAACCTTCATCACTTGATACCAATAAAGAACTAACTTCTAATCCACCAGTTTCACTAATGATTGAAGCTAACCTTATACCTTTACTTGTACCAATTACTAAAGCTTTACCTAAGTAACCCTTAATAGTATGTATAACTTCTCCCTCTGGTGCTTTATATACACTTACAGGAGCACCTAGGGTACTTACACTTGCATAAGCTAAGTCTTGACTATCCAATCTTGTGGCGTAAATCTCTGAAGTTTCACCTGCATAACCTGACACATAAATAGCTGGACCAGCCTCAGTTATTGAAGTCCATGTCCATTCTGTAGTTCTATGTTTAAAGAAAGGATCTGGCTCATCTGTAGTAGTTAAATCTATCTCATATAATTTTTCATCTTTACCAGCAATCAATCTACCTTTAACAAAACCTATTACTTCAGGGTCTAAGTTATTAGCTAAAGATCCTTCACTAGACCAGCTACCGGAATCTATATCTGCTTTCCTTATATTATTTGCACCTGTCCAACATACATAAACGAATTGACCATCAGTAGTGATTGAAGTTATATCTTGACCACTACCAGGCCCACCTAAATCTGTTGCAGTAAAACTACCATCAACTGTTGTGCCTCTATATAATGAACCATCTTTACTATAAAATAGATAGCCACCAGCCACAAACCAATTTAAGTCATCACCGGTACTATTAGCTACACTATCGGTATCTTTCAATAAACTTATCTGACCTTCTGTCCATATATCTACACCTCTACTTGACCTAAAAGAAAATCGATTAGAACCTGGGGCGTCAAATACATCTTGACCTGCACCTTCATGGAAAGAGTGTTGGGCTCTAGTCCACCATTGCTCAAATGTTTGTTCACCTGGCTCAGCAGAAGTATCTATTTTTTGTTTCTGAGTTGGTATAGACTGAACTGTATAAGCCCTATAATCAAATGGTGCTTCATCCTCTAATGTGGATAACATATATCCAGTTCCGTCTATACCTACTGACCATAAACCACCAATACCAGTAGCTTTTTGGAATTGTTCTAAAGATAAATCATAAGGTATCTTTTGGTTTATTTCTGATTTAGCCATTAGATAGGCCTACTAAAAAATCTACGAGTAGGTGCTTTTGTTTTACAACTAGGTGAACAATGGGTATTGGTATCATAGTCTATATAAGTAACTTCTGCTCCACCTTCTTGAATAGCTTTTGCTATTACTGGGTAGACATACTTATATGCCGAAACACTGGATCCCACAAATCCGTCTGGCTTTATTAAGTTACTTGTTTGAGATTGTCCTATTATAAGACACCCTGCGGTATGCTCATCAGTATTGCCTGTATGCCAAAGTATATATTCAAACCCAGGTACATCTTTTACCCAAATCATCCCCTTGTGCATAGAACCATATTTCTTTACATATCGACTATGGAAACCACCTTCAGTACGAAGCTCTAACTTATATGTACCTTCTGGTATTCTTGTTTCACCCCATACCTTAGTATCTCTATGTTCATCCTCTAATGTATAACACATGAAAGATTTAGTTCCATCATCATTAATTGAGAATAAAACACCTGAGGTACTATCAGCTTGACTGCTTAACCTTACTACTTGGAATTTTTTCATTATTACTCCTAATGTTTTGGGTATTTACAATTACAAATAGATACATTAGTGTACCCATTTGGGTGTTTATATGTCCGACAATTTACTTTCGGAAGCTTATCGTTAGTAACCATATACCTAATGTTATTATAGTAGCTAATCCAGTAACTTGCTGGGCAGAGCCTGTTAAGGTAAGTGTGGCTATAACTAAACCAACCAAAGTCCAACTAAGGTTGAGTGTTTCTTTTATAGCTTCAACAAACCAATTCCACAATTTACTTATCATATAGTCTTCCTAAATATTAAAGCCGACATACTAGCTATTCTAGTCAAAATTACAGGAACCACAACTTCCTGGGCTTTTTCTTTTTGGTCTTGGGTCATGTCATCTCCTATTGTGCTTATACTTATTTCATCCAAATCTATATCCACAAATGTTTCTATTGGGTTGTCTAAGAAGGTCTCAAACTGTACCTCTGTAACAACATCAGCAAGGGTATAGTTCTCTACATCCTTATTTTCTATAGCTCTTTCAACATATTCCTCTACTGCTTCCGCTACTACTTCATCATCTTTTACAGCCTCTGCAATAATTTCAACATCATCACTCTCTTCCAAATTTAAAACCTCAGCTACGACTTCTATTTGTTCCTCAGTAAGATCCTCTACATCCTCAATAGCTTCCTCTACTACTGCCTGTATAACTTCTTGTACTTCCTCTGTAGCTTGGTCTAAGTTTTCTATACCAACTTCTACAACTTCTTCCAATACTTCTACAACTTCCTCGGGTTCGAGTTCTTGCACATATACTTCAATGGCCTCTTCAACTTCCTCATCTGATAAATCTTCCTCTATTTCTATTTCGATTACTTCCTCTAATTCCTCAATCTTTTCCTCAACCACAATATCAATAATTTCCTCCTCATCTTTTTCGACAGGTATTTCTGTTTCGATAATTTCCTCAACAAATTCATCTTCCTCTATTTCCTCAAACTCTGTGTCCCAATCATCAATATCCTCTTCCTCTATAATTATTTCAATTTCATCAGGTATTTCTAGTATAATAACTTCTTCCTCAAAATCATCAAACTCCTCTAAGAATTCCTCAATCTCAACATAGGTTTCAATAAATTCCTCAAACTCCTCTTCATTTTCAAATTCCAAGATTTCAAGTTCATCTTCCAATTCCAACTTTTTAACATCAAGTTCCATTTCTTTTTCAAGTTCAAGGATCTCTTCCTCAGTAAGTTCAATAAACTCTTCCTCCTCATATTCATCTTCCACAAAGTCAGGTATATCAACATCATCAAAAAACTCGTCTCCGATTTCTTCCATATCTTCCTCAATAATTTCGACATCACAATCTCCTCTTTCTATTTGTTCATCCGTTAATTCACAACCATAAGTATCTAAATTAGCCTGTCTTTGGTTATCCCTTTCAACAGTACCATCATCTATATCTGATTGACTATATGTTCCAACAGTTCCATCATCTAGTATAACTTCTTTATCCTCTTTAATATATGGGTCTATATAAATTTCTGGCTCAGGTTCGGGTTCAGGGGGCGGAGGGGGTAAAGTTGTAGTTGTTGTAGTTGTAGTGGTAGTAGTTGTGGGCATAACATATTTAAAAGATATATCATCTAACAATGACCAGTCATTAATGGTTATTGTAAAACTTTCTATGAAGGTGTCTAGTGTATCGTAAATATTATAAACCACTGTTTCAAGCATGGTTTGTAAGTTAGAATTACTTTGGGCGTCTAAGACATTTTCTTGGGTTGTTTCATCTGTATGAGTATAGGTAACTGTACCTTCATTATTTAATGCACCTATTGTAAAACCTACTTCATATATCTCTATATCTAATTCTTCCTCTTCCACTGTGGTTGTTTCTGGTAATATAAATGTATAATCCTCACTATCGTTGCCGTGTTGCATATAGTGTAAGTTCATACAAAAATCTGTACAACCAAATTGACCATCATAATGATTATTAATTACTATATTGTTTTCCACTTCATCACCATTAATATCTAATTGATCCTCAGGTAACTCTATATCTGTGGCTTGTTCATAAGTAGGCACAGTAGTAGTCGTAGTAGAAGTGGTAGTAGTAGTTGTTGTACTTGTTGTACTTGTAGTTTCTTCCTCTTCCTCTAAAGGTCCGTCAAAAGTTTCTACTTCCTCGGTTTCTCCCGGGATAGTAGTAGTAGTAGTAGTAGGTATAGTAGTGGTAGTAGTAGTTGTAGTATCTCCTTCATTAGCATATACCGGTAATGGATATATTAAACATACGGCGGCTAAAATTCTTAAATACTTACTTACCCCCCGTTGTTGCAACACCCGTTTCCACAGCAATCCATATTAATGTCTCCTTTACACTAAGTTAGTAACCAGTGCAGATAAGGCACCTATGGCTACTATCCAACCGAATAATTCTTGTCTTGATACTTTAGCATTAACCTTTTCATGAAGCAAGTCAATCCTTTCATTTAATTCTTTTTGCCCCTCAATAATCATTAGTAACATTTCCTTTTGGGTAAATCCGTTAGGGTTTGTCATCTTATCCAATCCCAATCTTCCTCTGAATAATGGTCAGGAATTTCTATCAAATCTTTACCTAGTTTATCTAAGTATCTAAAAAATTTAGGCAAGAAATAGCCAAATAGAAAACCTATTAAGTAATCCATTATGGCTTAGGATATTTGTCTTTAACTGGTTTTATTATATCTGATTTCCATTTAGTCAATCCATTATGATATATATAATCTAGTTGATCCACTATTGATGGATATTCTAAAGCTCTTTTTTCTTTGTAACCTTCTGAGGCGTCTAAATCTTTTTGGGTTGCTAACTGGTCTATTTTTAAATCATATTCGGTGTCTGTTAATTCTTTCATTTCACCATTAATCCATTGCTTGATTGGTTTAGCATTATTTATTTCTGTAGTTGCCTCTGCTATGTAATCTGATTTTGCCATATTAACTCTTTACTAATCCAAAAATTGAAACTGAACCTGTAAATTCTGTTCCACTATAATTTAATTTAAACCCATCATAAGAGGTATCATTACTATTATAACCATAAGCTTGTTGATAATACCAAGCACTTGCATAAGGCCCAAGCCCATTACAAGCATACCTAGTATCTACTGCCACAAAAGGTTTATAAAGCATTATATCAAATGCCATTCTATCAGCATCAGCACCACCGGCGTCAGCCACATACCAACTACCTGTTCCTGTACTTGTACCACCAGAAGCAGAACCAGAACCTATATTAGAATAGTTCCTTAAACCTTGATAATTTGAAGTTACATCACTAGCACTTCCTCTTAAAAGAAATGTAACAGTACCGTTTGCATTATTAGTAGCACCTACAGAACCCACAATTTTGTAGTAATCATAAGTGGCACTAAATATACTATCTTTAGTAAAAGAGGAAGCTGTTGTAAAACTATCTGTGCTTAGATGAACAAATCCACCAGGTGTTAATGTAGATACATCTTTACCATCTACTAAACCATCTTTAATTAAAACAGTATCAATGGTTACACCAGAGGCTGAAGTTTTTTCATTTATAGTATCTACTTTGAGTTCGCTACTCATATACTATTTCTTCCCACTCCAGTTTATTTTCGTTCCAAGTATAGTCTTTACCATCATCAGGTTTATCTTTTGGCGCTTTCCATTGCCACTTACTTTCATCTAAAGTCCAACTAGAATAAGGTGGGGGTTCTATAAATACATCTTTATCTGGATCATAAGTAAAACCTATACCAGCATAGTTACCCCTAAATTTTGTTCCACCTTTCTTATGTTCATTAGCATACATGTTATAAGAAGTTCTTTTACAGGCCACATATTGAGGTCTCATACTTAAATAAAACTCTTCCCAAGAACTATATTTACTTGGTAAAGTAGATTTATCATCCTCATCTATACCTGTAATTACTTCGGTTACTATATTATTGCTATCTAAAAATGCGTAATGTGCCATATCTATCTCCTATTATACATCGTTCCTTCTATTATGCAAAGCTTATGCCCAACTAACATTTCCTGTTCCTGCTGTAAAAGTTGTTATTTTATCAGATCCTTGTGTATCTGTTGTAGATGTTAAACCTGCACCAACAGTAATAGTTTTAGAGCTAGGGTATTTAAGTATAACTACACCAGATCCACCATTAGTTCCTGCACCAGGTACACCACCGCCTCCACCGCCTGTGTTGGCGTCACCATTATCATAAGTATTGAAGTTAGAACCATCATTAGTATTATCATATCCATCACCGCCACCACCTTTACCACCAGTACCTGGATTGGCTATAGATTGGTCTCCATTTGTTCCTCCACCACCACCTGCGTAATATACATTAGAACCGTCTATTTCTCCAACAGACCTAGTATTTGCGTTGGTAGAATTTAAAATATTACAAATTACACCATCGCCACCATTACCACCTTGGTCCCAGTTTGTTGAAGCAGCACCTACTTCACCAGCTCCGCCACCACCACCAGATGTAGCTTTTTGATATGCAGTACTACCATAAGCATTACCACCTGCATAACCTTGATTAGCAGTACCGGCAGCTCCTGATGTATTAGTGTAAGAACCACCCCCACCAGAACCACCTGCTGTTGCATTTGTATTTGGACCAGCTCTACCACCAGAACCACCACCTGTTGATGTTACTGATGAAAAAACACTATTACTTCCTGTTGTGCCTGCTGAGTGATTTCCTGTAGCTCCAGCACCTACAGTTACCGTAACATTGGTATTATCTGTAATAGTTAAAGCTGTTTCTAAGTTAGAACCCCCGCCTGTATTACCTACAGTTGAACGAAGTCCTCCAGCTCCACCTCCTCCACCATAATAGTAACCAGTTCCTCCACCACCTGCAACAACTAAATAATCTACTACCGTTACATAAGTAGTATCAGAAGTGGCTACCCATTCTGCTCCATTATGAAAATCTATTGTTCCAGTAGTAGAGTTATATACAGTATCACCTTCTTGTGGACTAGATAAAGCATTTCTGTCAGTTGTGCTTACATTTTTTAATTTCATAGGATCACTCATAGCCACATTGTTATTATCATGGGTTGCTATTGTATTTGTTTTTAATTCACTCATATTATCCTATGGACTACTAAATGTAATTGTTCCTGTTCCTGCTGTAAAAATTATATAACTATCTGAACCTGCAGTTTGTACACCACCGTCTGTTAAACCTGTTCTTGTACCGCCTAATGTTGCATCTGCTGTAGTCCAACGAAGTATAACTACTCCACTACCTCCTGCACCAGATGTACCACCATCTCCAAGAGAGGCACCACCTCCTGAACCTGTATTAACTGTACCGCTACCACCAGTACCTCCATTATTAGAACTAGAACCACCTCCGCCAGTTCCACCACTTCTGGTATTACCTGAGTTAGGTCCGGATCCACCTCCGCCACCTGCTCTTGTTACAGATCCCCCAGTAATTGATGAGACTAAACCATTTCCACCAGAACCAGCATTGTTATGGGCAGCACCACCACCGTTAGCGCCTGCTCCTGCGCCACCACCACCAGCACGATTGTTTGTAGATGAGTGACCAGCACCACCACCGCCATCTCCACCTTGACCGGCAGTACCAGCGGCACCAGAGCCACCGCTAGTATAAGCAGCCGCTCCCCCACCAGAACCCCAAGTTCCAGTTGGTGCGTGATGAGAACTACCTCCGGGTCCGCCTTTGTAAGAAGTAACTGTTGAAAATACACTATCGTTACCTTCGTTTCCTTCACCACTTGATTTAGCTGCCCCACCTGCACCTACGGTTACTGTTAAAGAAGCCCCATAAGTAATTTCTAAAGGTGTTTCAGTAGATGAATTATCACCAGAAGTTTCAGAACTAAATGAATTACGATAACCACCTGCTCCACCGCCACCAGAACCAGATGAGTTACCAGCTCTTCCTCCAGAAGCCCCACCTGCTATAACTAAATATGAGCAGTCAAACACAAAGGTATTACCAGATGTTGCATACCAGTTAGAACCATTATAATAATCTATTGTTCCTGTTTCACTATTATAAACTACATCACCAGCAACGGATGTTAATCCATTTCTTTGAGAAGTTGTATAACCTTTTAATTTTAAGGCGTCATCAACTGAGATATTATTACCACTATATTTAGATATATTATTTGTTTCTAAGGTACTCATTAAAAATCATTCCAAGCAGATCCATTATAAAACTGGATCTTATTAGTTGTAGAATTATATATCATATCACCAGCCGCACTTGTTAAGGAATCTCTTGCTGTAGTTGTATATGATTTTAAATTTAAAGGGTGATTAAGAGTAATATTATTACCACTTACTTTTGATAGAGTATTTACTTTTAATGTCATATTATCACCAGAGTACCACTATTTGTTATGGTTCCGGTGACAGTTACTGGACCAGCCATTACTTGACCTTCATTGGCGGCTATAGTATATGTTCCAGCTTGTGTTTGATGATGTCTAACTGTTCCAGAGTTAGTAGTAAAAGCCATACCGCCCACATCTTGGACAGCAACTTCTGTACCTGCAATATCATATCTTAATTTATCCTCATCTGAAGCTTCCTCAGCCTGAATTTTTGTATCATTATCTGCATCCTTTATAACATCAGATGAGGCAGACACAACTAAATCTATTGTACCATCGCCATCCTCATAAGTAGCGGTTATACCAGTTTCTGTATTTCCTGTGAACATAGCCCCAACAATGTCTTGGACTTGTTCAGAGCTAACACTTGCATTATCCACATAAGCTTTAATTGATTGTTGGGTTGCTAAAAATGTATCACTATCGCTAGCCATATCATCCTCATCTTTAACTGGAACTACGAAGTCTAATGTTCCATCTGCATCCTCATAAGTAACTGTGATAAATGTTTCAGTATTACCTGTAACCATACCACCTACAAAATCCTCAACTTGTTCTTGTGTAAGGCTAGTCATATCATCAACCACAAAGTCGATAGTTCCATCACCATCCTCATAAGTAACACTTATTCTTGTTTCGGTATTACCTGTGAGCATAGCGCCAACTATATCTTGTACTTCCTCAGTGGTTAATTGAGTGTTAGTTGTCATATCATCTACAACTAAATCAATCGTTCCATCTCCATCCTCGTAAGTTGCAGAAATTCTGGTCTCAGTATTAGAGCTAAACATAGCACCTACTATATCTTGTACGGCTTCAGTTGTTAATTGGGTATCTGTTGAAACTAAGTCTATTGTTCCATCGCTATCATCATAGGTTACTGAGATATTAGTTTCTGTATTACCACTAAACATGGCTCCGACTATATCTTGTACTTGTTCTGTATCTAATGGTCCAACATAAGTTTTAATTTGTGAAGCATTTACATATTTTTCTGTACCACCATCTGATATAGGAAATTTATCTGCGTCCGCTATAGTAATTCCTGATCCATCAGTCATACCATCAATATTAAATACGGCTTCAACATCACCATATTCTAAAGCATTAGCTCCTGAATTAACTTTTAATACTTGACCTGCAGTACCTAATGAAGTAACACCTGTACCACCTTTAGTAGTTGGTACTGTACCAGTAACATTAGCTATAGGAATATTTGCATGACCATCCGAAGTAGCATGAGTATGTGTGAACATGGCGTCAAAATCCTCAGCCGCGGCCACATGTTTAACACTTGCTCCAGAAGTATGGGCTCTTGCAGTTGTACTATCATAACCTCTTGTAAGTGTGCTAAAGGTTGTACCAGATTTAGCACCTACTTTAATTATTTCCTCTGCTGAAGTACCAGCATTAATGGCTATAACAAATGGTACTGCTGGATAACCAGTAGAACTATTAACTGTTAATGAAGTATCGGCATCCGATATATTGGATGCTAAGGTTGTTGCTACTGCTGTGTTACTAAAATATTTTCTAGCCATATCTGCTCATTATAAATGGTTTATTTTCTAAGTGTAGTCGGTTTTTACAATCTTGCAACAATTCCTCAAATCTTGCTTGGAACCACTCACCAGTTCTTACTGATAAAAAGGCAGGTGATTCCTGGGCTCTTTGGTGTTGTTGTGCATTTTTCTTTTGGGTATTTTCTAATTCCTCTTGAACCATTAATCTATTCATAGAGAAGTAGAATAAAAGATCCGTCATGTATTCCTCTAATCCTGCATGGCTAGTCATATCATTTGATTCCGCAGTAAATCTTGTGAAAGGTGAGGCGTATGTAATTCTAATACTTGCTGAGGATGGTAAAGATTTTCTTATCATGACTGCATTACCGCCCGCAAAATCACTGGTTGCTAAATTTTGTACTAATTCATAATCACCAATTTGTTCCCATTGTTCTGCTGTTGAATTTAATTGGTAAGTTATTGATAATATTTTAGACACATCCGATGGTACATTATATCCAATAGTATTAGTATCATAAGAGGCAGTAGTTGTACTTACCTTATAGATAGCTGGAAATACTGCTGTTAAACAATCATTGAATAGGTTTAAAATATCATCTCTTGAAACTCTTGGGTTAACATAGATAGGTAGATTTGAATTATGACTTGCGGCAGTTGTACCTAACCAACCCCTTATAACTGTAGCTGTTTTTAAAGTAGTATCCACAGTTTGAACCATCATTAATTCTTCCTCTACTTCTATTACTGTACCTGGTCCCCATGCAGGTAAGATCCCAGTATAAGTTAATGAGGTTGTACTGCTATTCATAGACACAGCCAATATATCTGCATTGTCATGCCTATTAAAAGCTTTAGTTATTCGGTTTATTACTGTACTAGCGGCAGCCATTATCCACCTACTTTAAATAGTATTTCTCGAATTACTTCCTCAATAATTGTTAAGTTTTGATTGAATCCTGCAATACTATCTTGATAAGCCTGTACTTGTGCTTTTAATGTTGCTACTTCTTGTTGAAGGTCATTAACTGTTTTAAACAACCAACCAACTAAAGCGGCTAAACCACCTTGTAGAATTTGACCTAGATTTACTTTGGTTTCCATTATTCCTCTTCCTCAGTTTCATCGGGAGTAGAGGAACCAGTAGATACATCGCTGTAGCTACTTATAGTTCCTCTTACTACTCCCATAATCTAATTCCTTATGTTAAGGCGTTAAATTTAAAATGAGCTTTCTGGTTTTTAACCTTCATCGAACATTCCCCAACGAGTTGGTACTGTTGTCTGTCACCAGTTTTAGCTAGTGCTTCCATGAAAAAGGTATCGAACCACACCATGTTAATGTATTGAGTTTCTAACCCAAATAACATATCTGATGGTACCCATCTATCTAACATTATATATACTCTACCAAAGTCAAGGTCGAGATAATCCACAACGGCACCTCTGATGTTTTCATCTTGTGAAAAACGAATATCATCGGAATCAAAGAGATTGATTTTTCTCTTTTGTGTACCACCAACTACCAATATATCTACATTACCACCAGCATTGAAACTAGCCTGCATTTGGTCGTTGATTTTTGCTAAGGTTAATGCGTTTGTTGAGCTATCTACATTACTTGTAATGAAATAGTCAAGTCCACCCATAGACCTTTTCTTGTTGGATGTATCCTCGTTTCTTGAACCGAGAATAATATTTTGTTCTAATTTAACAGCCGCTTCTTTTAATCTCTTACCACCTTGGTATGCGATTTCAGAACTTACACCGTATTTGGCTGCTTTTTCCTCTGAACGAGTTACTTCTAGTTCATCTTGGTATATCTGTGTCATGTTATACAAAGAAGTTCTCTGGTTGTTGATACCTGATACTGGATCAGCACCTTCAACAGGGATTGTTCCTAAGATAAAGACATCAGCGTCATCGTTGTGAGCGGCAGCAGTACTGTCGCCATAACCTCTTGAAATTGTGAGGTTATTTGATGAAACAGCAGAAACTGCCATTAACTCATCATCAACTCTGATAAGGTCACCAACTTTGAAATAAGCTCCATTATCAACTACAAGAGTTGTAGCGGAGTTATTGATGTTGGATCCCATGTTTACCTTGTCTGAAGCTGGGACTAATTCGTCCTCTAGCCATTCGACTTTTTTACTAGAAGTGGATTCTGAAGCGAAAGCAGACCCACCTTGGGCACCGTAAGTTCCAAGAAAAGGCACATCGAATGGGGAAATTAAATGAATGGCGTCTTCCATGTCTAGCTTTACGCCGACTGTGGAATCATAGGTCCTTCTTGTTCCTGTTTGTGTTGCCACTTTATTTCTCCTTTAAGTTGTTACTTTAATTGGTTTGGGCTCGTAGTCATATTTATTGAACTTCTCACCCATCTTAACAGGGTCTAGGTTTTTGTCAAGATAAGGTACTCCCCTATCATCTGTCCTAGTCCCCTTTTCCCAAGAGTTATTTGAACCCCTGGGCGGTATACTATTTTTTATTGACGGCGTTGCCGAAGGTGCAATATTCAACACCACAGTATCTATAACCATTGTACACTCTGTACAAAAATTCCGGTTATGGTTCTGTATAGCGAAACAATATTGGCAAGTCCTATCTGTCAAAGTTATGTCTCCCGATTAACTTGGTTGTCAAATAAGGCTTCTAGGGCTTCACCCATTGCATAATCGTGGGCTTTGCCTCCATCCTTTGCTTCTGAATATACTTCCCTTGCCATCTTTCTTGTATCAACTGTGTTGTCTGGTTGACCTGCAGAAGTATTAGTAACCGCACTTGCAACAGTCTCCATGTCGCTAAGGGCCTCAGGTTGTGATACCGAAGGCTCGGGTCTAACACTATCTAATGCACTTTGATACGCCTCAACGGACTCAAATCCAGCCGCAGTTGCAGCCTGAGCCAAAAACTGTTCTTGTTGTTGGTTCTTGATTTCAGCCTTTACAATGAGGGTTTCAAGGGTAATATCTGAAGGATTCACATCTTTCAAGTCATCCGCAGTTAATTGCATATTTGCATATTTGTCGGGTAGATTACTTTGAAGCTCTTTTATTTTGGCTTCTTTAGCAAAGGGGGCAAGCGCCTCTACCTGGGCTTGTAGCTCTCCTGCCTTTTCAGCTTTTTCTCTTAGTGCTGAACCACTAAACTCGGATTCTAATTGATCCACTGCATCTATGTTTCCTGCTTTGATTTCCTTGATAAGTTCCTCAAATTTACTCATATTTTTCCTCCTGTTACGCCTATTGGTTGGAGTTTCCAATAGGGAATCGCTTCGCCAGATTTAGGTTCTGGGTTACCTTTTTCATCTAGTAGCCACCTCTTTGTGTCCTACCCAATCCGGCGATACCGCCTTTTTGGTTAAGCCGAGAGGCCCCACCAGCTTGAAACTCTGATAATGCGGTGTCGAAAATCTGTTTTCGTTGTGCCGCAACATTACTATCCTCATGAAATATATAATCTGATATTTGTTCATCACTCAATGGATTAATTCTATGGATATTAGCCAGCTTTGTCAAGGACTCCTGTTCTCTGGCTGCTTCTGCAAAACCTTGTCTTGCTAATTGTTCTGTTACACCGAAGTCCTCTAATTTCTCTGCGAAAGTTTGTGTAATATTCAATCCAAATTTTTGAGCTGAAGCACCTATTTGTGCCGTAGCTACTTGATCCTCAATAATTTGGATTCCAATACTAGGGTCTAAGAAGTAAGCAAGTAAGTCTGATTCCTGTAGTTCTGTACCATAAAATTGTCTAAATTGTGATGATACCTCATCTATGTTATCTACGACTGCCGCATAACCTCTATCCATTCTTGCTGAAAACTCTTGGGCTGACACATCTCCAGCTACTAAATCTTTTATTTTATTTTTAAAACTTTCACCACTTATACCACCATCTGCAAATACATCAGCTACACCATAACTATTTAAAATACCATAAACTGATGTTTCATATTGGATATATTCAGCTTCACTCATTGGAGCTAAACCTTTTGTTTGTCTTTCTATTAAACCTGGAAACCTAGCTTGATAGGCTGGGGTTGTTCTTACTATATCTAATATCTCTGTTGGTTCAGTAATACCTTCTAGCACAATGTCATTAATTAAAGAGTTAATAAAATCAGAACCAAAGTTTTGTAACCATGGATTTCTATCTATAATTTGTTTTATCCAGTCTGTATCTATTAATGCCATTATGTTTCAAACCCCATACTTTTACCTAATGAATTAATACTAGAGGTTAATTCATCTTTTGCTCTTACTGTATTTAAAAATCTACTATCGGCTCTTATAGCTTTATCTAAATCTTTTCCTGATAATTCCTCACTTAAAATTTTATTTAATAAGCTATCATCACTGGCTATGTTTTCTATTTCTAATGCACCTTTTACTACACCTTTAGCACCAGATGAATATTGATTCCAAGTTAATAAAGGATCTTTATTCTTATGTATAGAAGCTGAAGCATTTTGTATAGCGGCCAATTCTGTATTCCAATCAGTTACACCGGTAGTTAAGTTTTGTGCAATACTATCATAATGAGAATTATCCACTGCTATATGATTACCAAGATAAGTGTTATGTGCATCCAATACTCTAGCTAACCAACCTTGTGCCTCACCTAAAGCTTTATTTTTAGCTTCAGCTTGGTCACTTAATCTCCTATGTGCTGAACTACCTTCTACGGCTTCTGCATTAGAAGTAATATTAAAGTATGCACCATCTAAACCTATTTCACCTTTAGCTACTTTTGTAGCATCCGCTAAGAAACTTGTAATACCATCACTTGGATTTTCACCATATTCATAGATATGATGGGCTAACATTTTATATTGGGTTCTCTCAATTTCAGCGGCTTGTTCAGCAGTGGACATATTTTTAAATGCCCTTGCTTGTTCGGTCATAGCATTGTAATAATTTGTATTCTTATAAGCTTGTTTAGTTTGCTCACCGTCCCAGCCTTCTAAGTAAGCCTGCATTACCATTCGTTTTAATTCAAGATTATCTAAAGGTACATATTGTCCATATTCAGCAAAGATAGATTTAGTCATTTCTTTCCAAGCCACATCACCATTTACTTCTATTTCATTTAAGTTACCAAAATAAAAGTCACCATATTTACCTATAAAACTATCTAAATTTAAAACTTCATCTGCATTAGGACTACCTAGATTAGCCCATTGAACTGAAGTCATATCATACCAAGCGGCACCTAGACCATCGCTAAATTCTAATACTATTCTGTATTCATCACCTACTTTAATAATTTTAGATCCTTGAGGTAATTGTTTTAGTGCTGGGTTTTCTGAACCTTCTGTATTTGTATTTTGAGTAGGAGTTTCGCTACCATCATTACCACCCTCAGGACTATTATTTGCACCTGTTGGGTTTGTTGCTTCTGAAATAACTGAGCCAGAATCCACAAAAGTATCAGTTGAGAAATCTGTACCAGCCTCTACTGCATCTTGAAACTCAGGTAATTCATCTACAAAGGTAGCATTTTCAGGTGGACTATCCTCTTTTGTTACACCGTAAGAACCACTATCATATCTAAACCATCTATGCTTTTCCTCTAAACCTTCTAATACTTTTCTTGATTCCTCAGCAGATAAGCCAGGATTACCAGCTTGACCTGGTGGCCCAGAATATTGAAACTCACCTTCTTGTGTTGGGTTAGTTCTACCTTCTTTGTCGTACCATACCATTATATATCAAATACTCCTAGTACATTTTTGGTCATCCAATCTTGGACTGTTTGATAATTTTTTCTATTATCAACAAACTTAAACTCACCTGTATCTTCCATGCCTTCTTGTAATGTTTGACCAAGTGTTAAGCCTTTATAGTCTCCTTCTAAACTTGCATTAAAAATTTTCTTTTCGGTTTCAGTAAATTGTGGTGCCCATGTATCATAGTCGGCTTTTGTAGCTTTTCTACCTAAATTACCTTCAATGAATTTATCAATAAATAAATTAACTGCCTCTGGTTCAGTTGGTGTAAATGTAGCACTTGCACCTACTCCAGTATTCTTTGCGTTATTCCATTTATTCATAAATTCAAAGCTATCAAATCCTTCACCACCAGATATTTTAGATTGATTAGCATATCCAAATATATCATCAATATAAGATTTATCCATATCAGTTTTATATTTACCTGTTCTTGCGTAATACTCTGCATGACTTGGTCCGCCTCTATGACCTATAATACCTACGATTGGATCCCATGTATCACTATAGTGATTGGTTAATCTTTTTACATTATGCACAAGAAAATCTACTGCGAATTTAGGATCCATAGCCATTTCTGGTGTGATAAAAGCATGACCCCCTGGTATATGTGAAGCTGGGTTTTCATTACCTTCACCCCAAACATCCATGTTAATCTGGGCTAATCCATAACTATTTTCACCTTTTCCATTGAAAGAAGTTGGGTCAAATGTATTAAAAGTTTCTTTTGCTATTTGTCCATACAATAAATTAAAAGGTATGTTATTTGCCTTAGCGGCTATCTGTATATAACTTAATAAAGGTATCTCACCTAAAGCACCAAAATTATATTTCTTTAACGCATTAGGATTTATCTTACCACCTTTTGGTAATGTAGGTTGTATATAGTTTAAGTCATCATCACTCATTGAAGGTCCGATATAAGTATTACTTGTATCTGTATTCCACAATCCTAAATCATAACTTACATCCATTTCATCAGGCACAGTCCATACTGATTGGCCATAATCTACATCATCTAAATTAGGTACATTTTTAGCCATCCATTTATCTATTTCCTCTTGGGCTGTATCACCTATTGAACCTTGAAAGCCCCCTGTATCATCTTGGGTTTCAGCAATAGTATCAACAGTAGTAGGTTCTTCCGGTAATACTTCCTCACTTACAGGTTCTACTGTGGGCTCAACATCATCATCACCAAATATAGACCCTAATAATAATCCACCTGCTACTACTAGACCTATTCTACCTTTTGTAGATGAAGGTAACCATTTTTTATAGCCACCATTTTTGAAAAAGTCATTAAACATCTTACTTCTTTTTCCTTTCTTTCCTAATTCTAAACCTTTTTCTTTTGTGTTAGCATTTGTAAACTCTTCCACTGTGGGTTCTAATAGTACTCCACCTTTAATCTTAGTGAGTTGTTTCGCCTCTACTTTTTTAAATTTTTCAGGTTGCATAAAAGCCAATATACTTAACATCCAAGGTGACATACCAGCATAAATAACATCTTGTGTATCCTCAGGAAATAACTCTATTGTTTCAATAATCGGAAATTCAGGGGCCGCTACTGCTCCAGCAACTGCACCACCTGGTCCACCAAATGCACCACCTAATACTGGCATACCTATAGAAGCCAACCATTGAGCCCCAACTTGTACACCATTTGGAGTTCTATTTCTAAACTCTTCCCACTCCTCATCACTAAACTGATAAGGGCTTTGGGAAGGAGCATTACGAACATTTTCCTCTATTTGGTCTAAATAAGAATAAGTTTCCTCTAAAGGAGCCAAAGCTTCATTTACTTTATCTTGTATGTTTTTAGGCACAAATCCTGCATTAGCTTGAAATATAATTGCTTGTTCTACAGGATTATCTAAAGTCATAGCATCCATAATTGCGGCTTTATTTTTTACTCCTGAGATTGCTTGTAAAGGATCATTTATTGGGGTACTCATATTTGGTTTTTCAGTTGGTGTAAAGTTAGCTAAATTTTCCGCAAGTTCTAATGGATTGCTTTCTGCCTCATTAATCATAGCTTCTATACTTGGGCTAAAAGCCCATGAATATTGCTCTAAATCTAATACACCTTCATCTAATTTGTCCTCAGTTTCAATCAATGTATCTAATTGTTTAAGTGCTGAGGCTTCACTTGGACTGATATTACCATTTAAAGCTTTGCCAATTAACTCAATATATAACTTAATACTGTTCATTTACTAGCCTTAATTTTATCACCTTCAAGGTACCTATAATAAATACTAACAAATTCTGGATATTTGTCTAGTAATGCGTCCACCATTTCCAGGTATTGATTT